CAGATAGAGCTGGCCGTGGATTTGATGCTCCTCCATACAGAAGAAGCGGTGCTCTTGATTCCGTTCCATAGGGACGAGAGGCCGCTTTTCACTGCCCGGATCGGCGTCAGTATTGCAGTCTTTATTACATTGAACACTTTAGCTGCCAGTGACTTGAGTCCGTTCCAAAGGCCTGATGTGAAGCTCTTGATTCCATTCCAGATCTTCTTCCAGTTGGTGCCAAACCAGCTCAGCACGGTATTTGTCACATTCTTTATCGTATTCAGGGCTGCAGAGAGAACGCTCTTAATCCCAGTCCATACGGCGGAGAAGATTCGTTTCACACCCTGCCAGACCTTCTTCCAGTCACCGGTGAAGATGCCGATAAAGATATCGAGCACGCCGATGATCACATCCAGTACCGTTTTCAGCACGGCAGCGATGATCTTGAATGCTCCTTCAAAAATCGGAGCGAGGATCTGGCAGAAGCCCTCCCAGATCTTTTTCATGGTAGCTGCGATCTTTCCAAAGTCGATACCGAGGCTGTCAAACCGCGACTTGACCTCGGAGACAAACTTTCCGATGGTGTTCTTGATCCCGTTCCAGATCTTGATCATGGAGTTTCGGAACTTCTCGTTAGTACGCCAAAGATGAATAAAGGCAGCCACGAGGACTGCCACAATCGCGATCACAATGCCGATAGGGGATGTCAGGAAGCCGATCGCCTTTGACAGGATGCTCGTCATGCCTCCGGCTTTGCTGACCGCTCCGGACAGCTTGGATAAGGCACCGCCGAACTTGGCAAAGCCCTGTATGGCGATTCCTACTTTCGATATCACTGTCCCTATGATTATCAGCATCGGTGCAAGGGCAGCGATAAAGCCGCCAACGATAAGGATCGCCCGGCGCTGTCCCTCGCTCATGTTATTGAGCTTATCGACAAAGCCCTGAATCGCGGACACGACTCTCCGGATCATCGGCATCAGCGCATCACCAAAGGATATGGCAAGCTCCTGCAGCTGGCTCTTCAGGATCGTGATTTGTCCCATGAGGTTGTCCTGCATGGTTTCAGCCATGCTGAGCGCAGTACCGTCACAGTTATCAATCGCTCCGGTCAGCTTGTTGAAATCCGAATCCGATGCATTGATAATCGCGAGCCAGCCTGCCATCGAGTTCTTTCCGAAGATGGCTGATGCAGCTGCAGCCTGCTCAGATTCCGAAAGACCGCCCATCTTGTCACGAAGGGAGATCATGGTCTCTCTGAGATTGATGGAGCCGTCGTCATTTTCCACAAGAGCAATATTGTATTTGTCCATGAAGGACTGCATCTGCTTGGTAGGCTTGGCAAGGTTTGTAAGACCAGTACGGAGAGCCGTACCGGACTGAGATGCCTTGATTCCGGCATTCGCCATCAGACCAAGCGCAACCGATGTGTCCTCAGCAGAGATTCCGAGCGAGCCTGCAACCGGAGCGGCATATTTGAAGGACTCGCCGAGCATGGACACATTCGTATTGGCATTGCTGGATGCCGCAGCAAGGACGTCGGCAAAGTGGCCGGAGTCCTCCGCAGACAGACCGAATGCCGTCAGCGCATCCGTCACGATATCTGAAGTCGTGGCCAGGTCTTCGCCGGATGCCGCTGCAAGGTTCATAATGCCCTCGACACCGGAGAGCATATCCTCTGTCTTCCAGCCTGCCATCGCCATATAGTTCATGGCCTCGGCCGCCTCCGATGCCGAGAACTTCGTCTTGGATCCCATCTCCCGGGCTTTGGCACGCAGCTTATCAAAGTCCTCACCGGTTGCGCCGGACACGGCAGCCACCTTGCTCATGGATTTGTCGAAGTCTGCGGCGGTCTTTACGGAGATTGCTCCGAGCCCGGCTACAGCACCAGACACCGGCAGCAGCTTCTTACCTGCACCGGAAATGGTGTCACCGGCCTTTTGCATCTTGCCGCCGACATCAGCAAGCTTTGTCAGTCTGCTCTCTGCCGTCTGCGCCTCTTTCTCCAGGCGTTTCAGTTCCGCTTCGGTTTCTGCGATCTCACGCTGAAGGGCATCGTACTTATCCTGCCCCAGTTCGCCGTTTTCAAGTTGCTGCTTTGCCTGTACCTGCGCCTCTTTCAGGCCTTCCAGTTTCTCCTTTGTAGCACTTATAGACTCCTTCAGCAGTTTCTGTTTCTGCGAAAGCAGTGTGGTGTTCTTAGGGTCCAGTTTCAGCAGACGGTTCACATCACGAAGCGAACTCTGCGTGGAACGTATCGTCCCGTTGACTCCCTTTAACGCCTTGTCAAGACCTGTGGTATCGCCGCCTATCTCGACTGTTATGCCTTTGATCCTGTTTGCCACAGGCCTTCACCTCCTTAAAAATGGCATGAAAAAAGCACCTCCGAAGAGATGCTCTAAGAACATATGATTCTCAGTTGTTGATACTACTCACGCATGTCATCTGTTACCTGAAGACTCTTTACAACTTCGCCTTTTGCAGTAACAATCTGAATTTCTTTCAACTGCTTCATTCTGTCTTTAGAAAAAATATCGAGATCGTCGTTTGTGTTAATCATTGTAGAAATAACGTCTTTTCCATCTTTCGACTTGCCGAAATTATAGTCTATAGTAATTCTTGCTATCGTCCCGGTTTCATCAAGGTCACAGTACCATGCTCTCTTACCATAATAATTCGGCGTCTCGACCTCAATAATGAGCTCATTGCCTTCAATTCGCATGTCTTTCACCTGCTCAGCTTTTGTTATTTCACCCGACCAGCCAAAGAACAGATATAGAGCAGCCAGCAACACTACGATTAGCGCCACAATGATGACAATCAATTTTCTCGTTTTTCCTCTTAACTTTTTGCTTTCGCTTGTATCCTTTGCAATTTTTTCTACCACGTTCGCATCTCCTTTCAAGAGTGTGTCTAAAGAAATCTGTAATTCTTCGGAGATTTGAACAATGATTTGCAGATCCGGATAATTCTTATTTGTTTCCCAGTTGGATATAGCAGACCGCGACACACATAATCTGTCTGCCAGTTCCTGTTGGGTAATGTCAAGTTCTATCCTTCTTGTTTTGATCTGTTCGCCAATATTCATGCTCTCGCCTCCTTGCCTATAGCTTAGCGAACGCCATAGTCATTATAAAGCGAGGTGCACTTGCATTCAATGAAATCAGATGTCAGCATTCCTGACATGCTGAAATTCCAATGCTTTTTAGAACTTATCGAAATCTTCCTGTCCAGCAATCCGGGCATATTTCACGCCATCGTTTGTTTTCTCTGTCCAGATATCCAGTACCAGACCTACGGTCAGAAGATCGAGGTCTGATACTGATATCCCAATTTCTACGCAGCGCAGAAGGAACAGTGGCGTGGTCATTTCCCGCTCACTTCTGCTAATCCTTTTTTTGCTTCAACATCCGTGATCAGGTTTTCACCCCAGAGCGTCAGGATCTCCGGGAGCACCTGATAGATGGAGAACATATCAAACTGATCCAGCCATTCGTCGATGGTTTTCGGAATGGACGGATCAGCATGAAAGGCCATGATGTAGGCGACGTTTTCGAAGATCTCCAGATCATCGATTTCCAGATCGTCATCATCCTTGGCCTTTTTGCTGTATGCCTTCTCCAGCTTGGTCAGGTCTTTGAAGATGTCCCTTTTGAACTTGATGCGGTAGAGGCGAGGTATGGTCGCTGAAGACCGGAACTTCACCTCTTTGCCGCAGATATCAATTGTTTTCTCAATCATTGTTCTCCTCCTGTGTTGCTGCAGCAGAGATATACACCGACTGGTACCAGTTGTCATAGGTTGCCTGATCGGTTCCATCGCCGGTACGCGCTTTCACGAGGCCGTCAGCTCTCGGGTCGGCAGTGATGGAGAGTTTCTCCGTGCCCGGTTCGATGGTGTCTTCCTTGGTTTCCGACTCAATGGACGGACGGGAAGAACTGCAGTTGTACAGCACGTGGCGGATCGCATTGACGTCGCCGTCAAACTCGAAGAGCAGAGCGAACTTCACGCTTTCCGCGTTGGTGTTCTTCTCGACAAGTACGCCGTTGGAGTCCAGCTCCTCCTGCAGGATCTCTGTCCTGAACCATTCCGGTACCAGCGCCATCTCAAGGTCGCCGGAGTATCCGTTGTTGGTCACAGAACGGAAATACACAATGCCGTCAGCATAGAACGGGCTGGTTTCACCCTCAGCGTCCAGCGCGATGGAAACAGCGCCGGGGATCGCTTTCGGTGTGCCGTAGGAAAAGGACTTCACACCATCCGTGACCGTCTCAGTCAGCTTGGCGGCATGAACGTTTTTCAGATTGTATTTGACTTTATTACCCATGTCTTAATCCTCCGTTTCGAATGAATAAAGAACCTCATACAGTTTCTCGGAGTCAATCCAGACCTCCGTTTTGTCATAAAAAATACCGTGCGCATCAAGCACGGTTTCGACGAGCGCCTCCACCTCCGGGTTCTTTTCGTCAGTGTAGAGCTCTATATGGACTTCCGTGATCCGGAAGTAAACCTTGCCATCCGCAGCGAAGTTGTCGCTTCCGGGCAGAAGGTAGGTGATGAATGGCGGATCTGGCGATTCACCCTCTGCGAAATGGTCATAGGCAGAAGGGATGTCGATCTCCGCCATCAGTTCTAACAGCTTATCCATGACGCAGACTCCTTATGATATTTTGTTCAAGCTCCTCGATGCCTTTCTGTTCGGCTGGCGCGATATGAGACCTTCCGGACACCCGGCCACCGCCGCGCTTGGCGTGGCCAAACTCCAGAAGGTGCGCCAGCTGATACCGGTTCCGGGAATAGATCGTGACCTCAAAGGCGTGGGAGTTCTGTTTGGTGTTCTTCACCGACCAGCTCTTGGCATAGGCTCCGGTGCGGCTTGGCGCACCAGCCCGGATTTCATTA